ATCATCTTATCCTCGTTGAAAATGGGTACGGCAATGTGTGTCCCTGCAAACGGGGACATCAGAAAGCCAGCCCCGAGGAAAGTCAGTCTCTCGACCGGCATTTCCCCAGGTGTTTTAATCTGATAGCCAAAAGTCGGGCCAAGGATATTGATAAACCTCTCCGGAGAGAGGTCTATCTTGTCCTTGTCCCAAGTCCAAGCATCGTCATCTGAATAAACAACAAGTGCCATACGTTCCGTAAGCTGAGCATACGTAATAGTGGGGTACATAACGATGATGGCATAAAAAGTGATCAAGAGCTTGACAAGAGTATTGTCAGGAGTTGTGTTAACTGAACCAGTGGGGTTTCCCCCCTCCTTCTGATAAAGGTCATGATTAACAAGGCATGTTGTATTACAAAGCATGTCGTAATAGGCGTCAATGCCAGCCAACTCTAGGTCGGTAGCACAAAACGCCCATAACTTCCGGAGATCCCGGATTCGCATCATGAGGAGTTCACACATTCGAGAGTCCATTTTGGAGATGTCACTCTCAGCTCCAGCTGAAAACCGTGAAAGTTTTAGCCAGAGGGCGTGCCAATCAAGGCCATCGCGCGATATGCCAACGGCAGAAGGTGTTGACAAGCAGGAGGCATAAAAGCCCTCATTTTGTGAGAGAAAAAGCCTACTGCCAATGTACACCAAGTCAATTGGTCCAGCAAGGATACCATGAGGGTCCTTAACTGAGCCATCGGCAAGAATTTCACGAAGCTCCTCTTTGAGGAACTGCATGAAAACCCCTTGATAAGGTTCACCCTGAAGAATGTAACGCTTCCAACAGTCTAACAACCACGAGTGCCCCCACGCTTCAAAAAGCCCACCTTTTGAGGTGAACAAAGAATTGTAGGGGAATCCAGGCGAGGTCGAATAGTCCATGTGGGCGATGACTTCTTCATGCGTAGCAAAACGCTGGGTCATCCACGGGGCAAAAATTTGGTATATCCAAGAGGACGCTTTATTGAGAGCGGCCTCATTAACACCAGTGGGAATGACAGCCTCATAGCGGTTGAAAACCGCTTGATTTATGTCATCCGATGTGGCAGGAATGCCATGGGTGAGATCTTCAGGAAGAAGATCGAAGAGCTCAAGTAACTCAGGTCGAGGTACAAAGCCCTTCGGGTGTGACACATGTGTCTTGACTCTGCTGAGGCGTGTCAGGGAACCGTGAAACGGTCCCCGACCCCAGCGAGTCGAAAAGGTCTCTACTGGGAGCTGCCCGGAAGGGCACCACCAGCAGAGGGGTGGGCCCCGGGGCCTGCGTTTTTTGGCCTGTTTTTCAGGTCCGCAAGAGCCTCGAGGTGGGCTGGTTGGATAGCCAAGGCATAGTTTTCACCATTCTGGCCGCCGGCAATATGAAGTCCGACCACTCTGCCAAGGACGACAACTGGGGAGTTGCAATCACCTGCTTCTGTGGTCATTGAATGGGTCAAACGCCCATCCTTCGACTCCTTAACGGTTCCTGAAGCGAGCTGGCCCTTAGCATTAAGCAAGAAGCTGGCTCGTTCAAGTTTCGGATCAAAAACGCCAAGTGGCATGGAGGGCATTCCCCATGTTTGGGGCCGCTCTGCAGCATAAAGCCCTTCCTCACCCCCTGTGGTCTTAATCAGGTCACCCCCAAGGGAGTGCCAAGTCAAGGCAGGGAAGAGGCCAAGCTCAGTGAGGCGATTGAGGTCAGCGACAACATGTGACGTTGCCAGGATGTAATTGCCAGTGGCAACCACCACCGAAGTGATGTTTTCATTGCCAAAGGCACGGACAGATTTCATCCACTTGAGATTGGTGGGGGTACTAGACCCCTTATTCTCTGCAACTGGAGTTTGGGCAACCCAAGCAATTGGGACCTTCACGGCCCAAGCCCGGGGTTTGCCATTCTTGTCAACGTAAGGTTGCTTGACCTTCCCTTGTGAGAGAAGACCAAGAAAACGTTTCTTGTCCTGGTCTGTTAGCTCCTTCCAATTGGATGGTGCACCGGCGGGTTCACGAGGAACCCAGTCGGATTTACCCTCCTTTTTTGGAGCAAAAGTAGCCGATTTAACAGAAGGTTGGGGTTGATCACTTTCAATGTAAACCGAAGTTCCATCATTCATCGCAATCAAAACGCCCTCTGCAACCGGTGGAGCCTTCCCCTTGCCTTTTGCAGCAGGGGAAGGGGAGGGAATAGGAGGCGGCTGAGCCGTGGCTTTTGCTATGGCCCTAGCCTTGCGAAGGGAGTTCTTTGAGGGCTTCCCTTCAACTTTCGGGGTTTTATACGCCCCAGTTGAAGAGCCATCCTGAAACTCGTAGGCATCCGAAGCTGCCTGATTCTGACGAACCTCATCATAATCCTCCTCCGAGTGATGAACAAAATGGTCACGGCTTCTAAGTGTTTCCTTATAGAAATCGTAAGGATTTTCAGCCTCATCGTAATCAACGTCCTCGATAACCTCTCGGTCATCCTTATACCGTTGCCCAAGGTATTTCTCAATGGGTGTATCACGATCATACAAGGCCTCAAGTTGATCCTGGGTCAAGTCATACTTGTCAGCATGCTCAATCATATAGGAACGATACTGGTCCTCCGAAACAAATCGGCCGGTATCCATAAAAATGGCATAATCATCCTCACTGAGTTCAACAAAGCAAGAATTCTCAATGTCATAAGCCCAGCGTGTCTTCTTGGCACCTTTCTTCTGATGAAGAGAGATGACCTTAAATTTGTTCCCACGCATGGTAGTTTGTTTCCCCTTGCCTTCAGCGGTGGGGACAGGGACATTCTTGGCAAGTTGAATAACCTTGCCCTTAAGAAGTGCAAATTGCTTGCTGACCCAAGTCTGCCCCGAAGGGTGCTTCAGGGCAACAGCCTTGGGCTCCTCAATTGCCTTGATCTCAGGCTTGGCCTCGGGAAGGAATTTGCCACGAAAAAACGCCAAAGCGTTCTTGCAAAAGGCAGAAATCTCATCCGAGAAAAACCAAAGTAGGGCAATAGATAAGAG